CTTGTCAACCCGGGTGAATTAGACCATTGCTGGAATTTTCATTCCAATCCTCCTGTATACTACGTAAACGAACGCTTATGCACGAAAGCTGCTAAAGACTACCTATATGGCGCCCAAGCATATTATCGTCGCCAGGGGCTCTCTATAAGCGAAATAGAGCTATATTGTATACCCACCAACCATCTAGACTCATGATTATTATGTTATTGACAGCCTATCCCAACATGCCTTATTATCACTTATGAAGCACTATCGTATCAGAGTGATAGCGTTTGGATGCTTATACATGGATATGATAGAGGCTAAAGATCTTGACAGCGCCTTTAAACTTTTGGTTGAAAAGGCAACTGAGGGTCTTTTAACAAAGCTAGAGGGTGTGGGCTTTTATCAAAGAGAGAAAGTCCAGATCACTTACGAGGAGGTAACGGATGGCACTTCAAAAATTAGTGCAGGAGAAGTTAAACCTGGAACACCAATGGGCCAAGAAAGCTATGACGTCACAACGTGAAGAAATGAAATGGATCGATATTAGGATTAAGGACGTCAAAAAATTGGTCGATAATGCAGTTGAACAAGACGAAAAACCTTCGATTGCAACATGAGTAAAGCAGTTAAAAAATTAAGAAAGCTTAAAGAGCAGTTAGATAAACTCGAAGACAAAGAAGCTGATCTTTTAAGTGATATCGATATAGCTATCGATGAATTAGAAGACGAAGAAGAGAACAATGAATAGTTATTAGTTATCGTAGTGATCTACGATTCGTTGTAAGGTTTCCCTTTTAACAATACTAAAAGGCAGGAGTTCTTTCGCTAATTTGTAAGCGTCTCTAAAAGAACATCTCCATCTCCAATTATCAAAATTTTGTTTGGTACGCGCTCGGCGGAAGACTAGAGTTCCGTATCCAGCTTTTTCTTTGAGCCAGTGCATAACTCCTTTATGAGTCATTTGAATTTCAACATGAATACTGGAGCATCTATAAATTTTACCGTTCCAACATTTTCTAGGTCTTCGCCTACAGTCGATCCAGCCTTCCCCATCAACAATGCCAGCAAAATAGCGAGCATCATTTTCAGTCATGGGCCGTGCCCCAAGATCCTCCTGTTTTAACATCCACTACAAAGGGAAGTTTAAACTCTATACAACTTTCCATTATTTTTTTAATACTTTTAGTATCTTTCGTGTTGGTTTTACTAATATTAAAACATAATTCATCATGAATTTGTAAGATAGGTAGATAGCCTGCTTCGTAACAAGAGAGCATTGCTTGCTTAGTTTGATCAGCTGAAGATCCCTGGATTAATCGATTAAGGGCTTTATAAGTATAAGCTCTTTTAATATTTTCTCTTCCATACTTAGCTACGGCATTATCAAAAGTTTCTGCAGTATAGAGGCCAAAGTCTTTAGGCTCCCACATATCAAACCTGCATTTTCTTCCTTTTTTAGTTCGGATAACTCCCTTGTCATTAGCTGTTTGCATACAACGATCGGATAACATTTTAACAAAAGGAACTTTACGATTGTATTTAGAAATTAATACGGTAGCTTCCTCTTTAGATACTCCCAGAGAAGCGGCTAATTTGTTTTTTCCCATACCATACATTAAGCCTAATCCTATAGTTTTAGCTTGAACCCGTTCAATCCCCACTAGGTCTGCTACGGTTTGGTGGAAGTCAGTACTAGCTTTATGATAAGCATCTACAAGCTCACTACTTCCTTCGTAGCCATTACCAATTGAAGCTGCATAATGAACCGTCATTCGTGGTTCTTGTTGCGAGTAGTCAAAGGATCCCCACTTGTTTCCTTCCTCAGGTACAAAGAGAGACCTAATCAAAGGACCAAACTCTTTATTCCGGGCGGGCACTTGCTGTAGGTTTGGATTGGACATACTCAGCCTACCTGATACTGTTCCTCCGTTGTCTCCTCTTAATTGATTTATTTCTGCATGGATTCTTCCCTTCACCTGATACTTCATGATAGAAGATAAAAAGGTATTGTGAAATTTATTTACTTCCCGTGCTCTAACGATAAGTTTAGCAATTTTATGCTTACAATTAATCAACCAGTTTTGAGTAAAGGAAGGTTCGCCTGATTTCGGAGTACGTGGATACTCTATCTTCAACTTATCGAAAGCTTTGGCGATCTGACGTGCTGCCCAAATGTCTGTGTCTAATCCTGATTCTTTTTGTATTGCCAAGTGTATTTCTTTTTCTTGGGTCTGCATTTTTAGCCTTAATTTTTCAGCTAATTCCACCTGTACTCTTACCCCTCGCTGACGCATTGCAATTAATACTGGCAGTAAATTAGATTCCAATTCCCACACGGTTTCTAAGCTCTGTTGCATAATCTCTTTTTTAAGCTGTTGCCATAATAGGTACGTGAGTCGTGCATCTTGTTCCGCATAAAATCCGACAAACTCTGCTGGGAGCTTCCACATTTCCCCTTTGGGATCCACGCCATGTTCTCGAGCTGCAATAATCAGATCGGTTTCAGCTTTAATTTCGCCTAAATAATCTTTAGATAAAGCATTCAGGGAATAGGACCAGCGATTCTCATTCACAATGGCGGCGGCAACCATGGTATCAACAATCGGGCCTTTGACTTTAATATCTTCTTGTTCTAACCAACCCACATCGTACTGAGCATTATGGAATATTTTTGTACAAGGCAACGCGCACACCGTCCTCATGTATTTTTTAACTTGTTGGGGAATCATGTTTCCTCCCCCGTAATGAGCAAAAGGATAATAACCTTGCCAGCCTTCGACGGCTACTGCAAAGCCAATAATGTTTCCATTCCCTGTTGCCCAACCTGCTCCTCGTCCAGAACTAATTCCTTCGTCGCGTGTTTCTAAATCGATGGCAATTTCTTTTGCGCCTGAAAGATCTTTATATTCAGCAGGGCAAGACCATATATGTTTTTTGAAATTCATTGAGAGTTGTAGACTCATTTATAATCCCTATCAATAATCATATCAATGTAATGTTTTGCTTTTTCTAAATCTTTTACTTCTCCCTTTGATGCATGTCTACAAATATATTTAATAGCATTTCCTTCAGCGAAGAGCAACTTGTTCTTATTGATAAATTCACTCGGTTGAATTTTCATATTCTTGTAGTGGGATCCACCGATTTGTTTTTTATAAACGTTCATTAATGTACGGTTTTTTTAGGGTCTTTATAAGGTTTAACATCGCTGCCTTCAATAGCTTTTAACATTTCTTCGTAGTCTTCCTCGGTTAGAAGAGTTTTATAAATTCTCATAGCAATTGCAAGATAGGTTGCTGCCACCATTTGCATTGGATAATTTTCTCCATAGACCATCGCATCGGTAAAAATTTTCTGATAAATTCTTTTAAGCTTTTCGTCTTCCGTCATATTTTTTATTCACTTGTTTCATTTTAGTTTTTCAACCATATCAAACTAGATTTCAGCAGGGTTTAGACCGTGCCCACCTGTATAACAACCAACACATAACGAATTACACTGATTATCTAAATAATAATCACAGGTTTTGCATATTTTTAATATATCCACGCTTCTTTCTTTTTCTTTGTACTGTGTTCTAAACTCTCTTCTTAATTCTAACATACTATTGAAATCAAATATATTATTAATTTTTATATGTCGTGCTTGAAAACACAAGATACAGGATTTATCGTAAAATATATCCACAGGAGCGAATATGCAATTAGAAAAATTATTGAGATAGCTGTATAATATTTCATTGGGATCATAATTAAATATGCATGGTGGTATTTGACAATCAAATTTTATTGAACATCTAGGTAACTCTTCCTGAATAGCTCTTATTGTGTCTCCATATATAGTATTGTTTGCTATATCAGTATTAGACAAGTCTAACCCAATACGGATTATAGATATATCTGCTAATTCGTTTTTAAGGGTGTTTATATATTTTTTAAATAATTCTGGCGTGGATTTTTGAGATAAAGTAAAAGCTAATATTAATCTATCCATTATGACCTTATTATTACCGTAAAAAGTTTTACTTGTTTTACATAATTCATTATAATTTCTTTTAAATGTTTTAAATCGGTTACGTTTCTCAAATAACTCCATACCATTTGCCAACAACATTGCCCGACACTTTGTATTTTTTGAAAGGAATTTTAAAATTGATTTAGAAAACAATAAATTTGAAGTTAGCTGGTATTCTACATTATACT